CGGCAACTTTTGTATTCATAATTACTACGTCATCACCAATGATGGCATAATCGTGAAACCAACTTTTACCTCCCGTTCTATAATGAGCCCATTGCACCACAAAGTGATGCGACAGAGCAAATATAGCCCAGGAAGATAAAGCACCCATAGGTTGCCCTACAGCGTACTTATATGATTGATTTTCCTTTTTAAGGAAGTAACTACGATCTACTAAGACAGATTTCCACAGACTAGCAAAATGTGCCCCAAATACGAAGGACAGGATTGACTCCTGAATTCGAACCGGGAAACGATCCGTAGCTGCAGTTAAATCTAATGAATAAGCAGGGTTACCTGTCTCTTTCAACCGATTACCAACCTCCTTAGCTTTCGCTCGGTGGTCAAAAGTACCGTCCTGCGGGATTTGACGTAAAACATCAAAAGCCCAATTATGGAGTGGTCTCATAAAAGACTGCGTCCAATAATCAGCAATGGCGAATACTCTTACTTTCCCGGCAGCTTCTTCTTTAAGGGATAATTTTCCCAGAAGTAACCGAGGTAGTGGTTTAAAAGGTAAAGTGATAAGGATCATAAATCCGTATATTAGAGCTAGAAAGATGATGAAGAGCAGCGCAAAGCTTGCTCCCATAGACCATCCGAATAATAAAATTCGGGGGAATCTTAGCATAATAGCTAAGGCATCTAATCCAGCACCAATAGTAGCTTGCCCGTTAGGACCTGCACTGTGAATAAATTGGTATGTAGGTTTTGATAAATTAGATAACTTCAGACCTTCATCTTTTAACCAACCCCATAAAATAGGGAAGTCATTAGAGAAGGAATTTACGATACTGTCCAAGCTTACTTTAGCTGGCTCAGTAATCGTCTGAAGCTTCATTTCGGGAACTTGATACATCGCCCTATAAAAGGACAATATAGTCAAGCTAAATCGAATTGTTTCCAAAGATCCCGTCTCAATTTCCTTACGGAAAGAGAGAGGTAGGATTTTCGGTAAACCTAATTTACTAATACCACAACCAACTATTTCAGCTGATTGTACTGGTTCTCCTGCTAAGTATTTGGCTAAAATTCTGTAAGACTCTTTAAGAATCTGAACAGTGTACTTCGTACCAGAGTAACTTCGCAAGTGACACACATTAGTCACGAAGATTTTACAATCTCCATGTAAATATGCCGGTAGTCCAAGAATTATAGCTAACCATCTTATTAAAGATAGAAAGTTATTGCTTCTAAAAAGCCATTGAAAGGTAGTTTTTATCATTGTATAATTATTTACCTTCAACTGACATTCCCGGTCCGCTATTGAGTTAACAACCGCGTTAATGACCGTGGGTCGCAGCTTGGGAGCAGTGAAGAACTGACAGTCTGTAACCGCTGAGAGGTTTTTGTCTCAGAGTCACATGTGACTGATAAAGCCCGT